TGACGTTCCATTAATGATCTGTTTATTGCCATATTTTAAATATATTTATACTGTTAAGCAGGCGTAGATATCCTGTAAATACTATACTTTATTTGATTTTCTTGTCAACGTCAACACGTTTTAAGCCCGTCAACATATCATAAAATCTACCACAATACTCATGGTCACCTATGTGAGATATATGATCCATTACATATACATATACTTTACCTCCTATGTCAGACCATCTTTGACAGAATCCAAAATCTTCTCCATAATATCTTTTAGTTTCTGGGTCGTGTAAGGTATCAAATAAATTATAAAAGTTTTCTTTTTTAGTCTCTTTACCGTTAATAACAGTAGGTTGATATATCTCTAATTCAGGGTGTTTTGCTATCAATTTTTCTATAACATTTCTTTTAATTAGCATACAGCCTGTTGGAGCATGAGTTACTTCCATAACTCCTTTATCTACTATTAATTCATTCTTACCAATTTTAATTGGATACATATATCCTGAAGATAATAGATCTTCTTCTGATTTTACCATATTAGTTTCTTTTATTTTCTTCCACATCTTCTCTGTTTCAAACATTTTCATTGGATATGGACATGCTATTAAATCTTTATCCGCTTCTATCATTTTAAATATAGTTTCACTTTTAAATGAAATGTCAGAATCTATAAATAGTAGATAATCATAGTTGTCTTTATGATTTAAAAACTCAGCTACACATAAATTTCTACCTTGTGTAACTAAAGATGATTTTAGTAAACTAAAACTAACCATTATATTTTTTTTCATACATTCCATTTGGAATTTTAATACTGCCTGAGTGTAATGCATAGAAACATCACTATGACATGGAGTACATACCATTATTTTATATCCAGGGTTTGATTTACCTACATTAATTTCAATAACATTAGAATCTACTTTTTCTAATTTTTCTGTTTGATAAGTATCTTCATTAGCATTTGTAGCTTTGTTTTCATTAAACCAAATAGGTTCATTATTTTGCATTAATTGCTCCTTCTAAAAATCTAGTCCAACTTATTGATTTAACATTCCAATTATAGAATCTATTGACATAATCTCTTTGCATTTTTAAATGATCCTGGATGCCTGGTGCCTCAAGCGATTGTGCAGCAACTTCTATCCCTTGTGCAAATTTTCTAGCTAATGATTCATAATTATTAGAGTATGGAATGTACATTGGAAACTCGGCTCCGGTTTCATATAGCGCACCATAATTAGTACTGACACAATATAACCCTGCAGCCATTGCTTCGATTAAAGATATACAAAATGTTTCTTCCCAAATACTAGGATAGACAAATAGTCTATAATCTTTTAAGTGTTCTTTAATATATTCATTGGGTTTGTAACCAATGTAATTTACATTAGGGAGTTGTCTTGCTTGATCATAAAGTGCTTTGTATTGATCATCTGTTTGATCATGAAAATTTTTACCATATACTTCTGTTGATGAATAGACATCTAAACTTATTAATGGGTTTTTAACTAACTGCATTGCACCTAGTAATACAGATAAACCTCTCCAAGGTGTACAGTGATGAATAATTTTTATTGGATCCCCTTTTTTATAAATAGTTGAAATAGGTTCAATAGTATCTACACCATTTTTAATTACTAAACATTTCTCTGTGGGTAAATCAAATACCTTTATAAACTTTTCAAAGTTCCAATTAGAATTAAAAATATACCAATCATATTTATGATGATTAGATTTATCTTTAAACCAAGGTGCTAAATTAGGTTGGTCGTACGAATTTTTTTGCCAAAGAATATTTACTTTATCTTTTGATAGTGGAATAGATTCAGGTACGGATGTACATATTTGTACTTGATCCAATAACTTGGGATCAACGTGTTTTCTTAAATATTCAAATTGAAGCTCTGTTCCGCCTCTAGGATTTTGATTGATCATTTTTCTGATTCATTACTTTCTGAAATACTTGTAGACCTTTATTAGTAACTTGCACTGTAACGTCTTCTACAATGTCAGGTCCTTCTATTTTTTCTTTAAACATTTCTCCTGTCTTAGTATTTCTATAGGTTGTTATAGTTGTACACTCTATTTTAGGTATATCATGTGTATGTGAAACTTCTCCATTTTCATGAGAATGCGTAATACCATTATTGTGTGTGTGCTCTATATTCTTTTTATCCATTCTGTTGTGACCTGTCTATTAAAGCATAACTTACAGCACCTGTTATTTCATTTGCTGTATCCGCTTGCATCTTTATAACATCTCCTGCTTCCAAATTCAAGGTGTTTGTTAACATATTAGCTGTGGATTTATTAAGTGCTTCATGTGATATTTGTACATCGCTACCTCCTGATTTTTTTAAATATAAATCAGTATCAATATTACTAGCAGTGTTATGAACAGCTTGAACTGTTTTTACAATAGCTATAGCCGACACTGCTATCGTCAACACGGTAGTTAAATTAGTAGTTGTTAAATCAAATACTTCACTTTTATATTGTATAGTCATTAGGATAAAAAATAATTATAGGTATCTTGTTCTTCTTTCAAATCATTTTGAAATGAAAAATTTAATTCAGTTTTAATTGTATCAACTGCTCTTAGAATTTGTCTTTGATTATCTACATCATATTCTTCTTTGGGTTCTGGTATGTATGAAGTTATTTTAGCCATTATCTTCTTCCGTCTGGTTTAATATCTACTCTTAATGTTCCATAACGCCAAGTTTCACCGACAGCATCATTTTCTATTTTAATTGCAAGCAGTCTTCCTCTAGCTCTAGTGTCTATCTTATCAGTGGTTGATGTTATTGTAAAGGGACCCAAAGGTGAACTAGATGCTGTATCACTTGGATAATTGTTTAATAATAATGTTACTTTTGAATTACCTGTTAATACTTTAAAGTCTGGTATAAATCGTTTCATAGACATAATGAATTCACCATCCCCTTTAAAATTAACTACACCTGTCGCCTGACCCAAGGCACTTTTACTTGAAGTAATATCAAAATCACCAGATTTTATAAATGCATTAATAGAAGTTGTACCACTACTATTAACTTGATCGGTTCCTACTTCATGAGCATAATAAGTTGATGCTCCAAAAAGACTAGTAATACCTTGTATTGGAAATACTGGCAATGCGCTATCGTCGTATTCAGTTGCATAGGGTACATCAAATACACCTGCATCAAAGTAAGAAGTTCTAGCTAATGAAGAAGTTGTCCAACAATTTTCTCCATAATTATAAGTTACACATCTATTAATTTGATCCGATCCTGATGTTGCATAAAACCAATTAATTTCGTTGTATAAAGTATTATGCTCTGCATAAACTACATCAGAAGAATTATAATTAATCCCTAGATTATCTCCAGATGTTGTAAATACAAAGTCTTCAACTAAACAAGGTATAGCTTTTACGGTACCATCGTAGATAAAAAATCCTCCTTCACCTGACATCCAAAATACAACACCATTAGAATAACTTAATGCATGTTGACCAATTAACCCACAGTTTGTACCCACTTGTTTTACACTAAATGTAAAGGGTGGACCCACATATTGAATAACGTAGGCTGAAGTATCTGTTAATACTAAGGTGTAATCTTTACCGGATACAGCTCCTACAATTTTATTACCTTTATCAACTCTAAAAGTTCCTGCAGTGTTTGTTGCAGTGGGTTGATAGGTATTGTAATCTTCTTGATTAGAAAATCTTATAAACATTGGATCTTGTGTTGAAGGATCTCCAATAGTAGTTTCTGTTCCAAAATGAAATACATGTCTATCTCTATCTGATACTTGAGTCAATCTTGATGCGGTAGGAGCATCTGACATTACAACTGCTCTATTTCCCCTTGGACTACTTACCCCTGCATTCCATGTAAATGTTTTACCATCTCTAATGGTCGCAACTAATATTTCTCCAAAGTTATCTAAACTCCAGTTGCCTGGATCCAGAATCACGTTGCTGGTTGTACGCTCCGTGCCCCAGGCCTCTTCACCAAATAAATATGTACCCCAACCATAACCTGCAGTTTGAAACGTTGGACCTACGATAACATATGGAAGTATTTCTGCTGAACCTGTACCTGAAGTAGTAGCTGCTGAATTAGATGGCATTGTAATATCGAATGAATTAGATGTTACATTTGATATTTCAAATGTATTGTCTGTAAAATCAGTTGTTGCATCATAACCAGATCCTGTTGGAACGGTTACTGAATTAAATGTAATATATCTACCATTTGATAAACCATGAGAAGTTTTGTTAACAGTGACTGTAGCAGAACCAGATGTCGCATCAAATGTAGCTCCAGTAATTGCTGTATCTAATGGAGTAATGTCATAAAACTGTTCTCCATAATATAAAAATAAACCTTGTGAAGTACCTATCGCTGTATACTTTTCACCTTGTAATGATGTCCAAGCATGTTGATCTCTAGCTGCTCCAGGTAAAGTTTTACCTGCAATACTTAATTGATTCCAACCGCCTATTTTTTCAGGTAACCCATATCTAAATCTAACAAAATCACCATCAACCCACTGAGACTCGGCTCCGGAATCAGTGACCATTTTGTTAAAACCAGGTTTAAAATTAAGTTTTTGTAACATAGAATTGACATTATAATACTATTTTGCGACTGATGGTAGTCCTAACATAGCTCTTCCATCAAATTTGTTTTTCTCAGCAAATGGGCCATTTACATGATTATAATGTAGAAATACTTGACCGCATATGTTCCCGTCAAAAGGCTCTCGCCAATGCTCTAATTCACATCCACTATATACTAGCATATCTCCTACTTCAAGTAATACCTTTGTACCAATTGGTGCACCGGGTTTAACTAGATTTTGTCTTTCATTGATGACATTATTAGCTC